GGCTGTTTTTAAAAGAATCAATTGCATTATAGATTTGATCTTGCAAACCTTCTTTTGCATCGCCAACAAGATTGCGAAGTATTTTATCTTCAGCGGATTGGTTAGATAATGCTAATGGGCTTTTGGTGTAATCCATAAAAGCAGACAGAGCATTGTTAATGTCCATCGCTTCTGATCCTGTAACAAAATATTCTTTTCCGGCACGAAGACTTCTTCGTTCTATTTGATTGCCAGCCTCATTAAATATTGGGCCTCTATGAGCAGCAACGTTTTCTATTTGATTTCCAGCTTGGTCAAATATCTTTTGTTGTATTTGTTTTTGAGGAGTAAAATATTTTGCAAGAATTTTTTTGGCAGCTTCACCTTGTTGTTTAACAGCTGGTATCTCTGATTTTTTTGTTCTTTCAATTAAAGCTTCTAAACCTTGTTTTAAATTTGTTATTTCAAATTGTTTTCCAGAAGAATTAAGCGCAGAACTATACGCATTGCTTAGTTGTTGTTGAACATTTTCCACCGCAGAAAAAGCTGTATCTGCTGCTACGCCGCCAAAGCCAGCAAGTCCGCCTTGAGATTCTAGGGCTTGGGCTATTTCCATATTTGTATATTTAGCGTTTGGATCTAAAGACAATCCGCTTTCTACAAGATCTCCAACAATTGTTTGGTCAACATCTTTAACTGCATTTTGTAAAGTTTTAGATGGTGCTGCGCCAGAAAGAACGCTTAAAGCTTTTCCACCAACTCTTTGTGCAATACCTTTTTGTGCGTTTTCTAAATATTCTTGAACTATTTTTTGCTGTCCAACATCGGGAACTTGTCCTTTTGGCAAAAATCCAGCGCTTGTTCTTTGTAGAATTTTAGCAGCAGTTGCTGGTTTTGCCGCCTCTTTGGCAATCTGTTTTGCAGTAGAACCACCACCAAAAAGACCGCCAGTTAATGCTGAAAGACCTCCAACAAGAGCAATGTCTCCAACGTTTGTTTCTCCTGCAGTTCCTAATTGTTGCCCTATTTTTTGACGTAAATATTCTGTCCCAGCACCAAGTATTCCAGATGTTGCTGCTGCTGTTGGAACAGCCCCGAATCCACCTGTAGCAACAGCCGCTGGTAAAGCTGTGGCAGCCGTTCCTGCTGCTGTAATGGCTCCAGAAGCTATATCTGTACCAACATCAAGAAGGTCTTTAAATGCTTCGCGTGGGTCTAAATTTGCCCAACCACTAGGATCAAGTTTTTTCCAGTCTTTTTCTCCACGCTTTTTTGCAACAATTTCATCATTTATTTGGCTTACTTCTAAATCAGGGTTTTTTTGTTGAAGGTAATTTATTTGATCTTGAGTAGATCCGCCAAAGTTTTTAACTGCGGTGCGCTGTTGCAAAGGAATATCAGCGGCTTCGTTTAATATTTTTGCGCTTTGTGTGAATTTTTTGTTGGTTGTTTGATCTCCAGATAAAAACGCATCTAATTCAGCGTCGGTCATATCTTCTGGTCTTTTAGTGGAAGATCCACCAGACAAATATGCATCCAATTCTGCGTCTGTCATTTCTTCTGGACGTTTCATTACTTACCTTCCATTTTAATTCTAGCTGCCTCTATTTTTTGTTCTCTAGTCATAGAGCTTAAATTTGTTGGCTCTTGGCCTCCGCGTTCTTGAGAGTAAATAGCTTTTTGAGCGGCAAAAAGTGGATCTGCTATTCCTTTAAATCTTATTTTTACAAGCTGCTCATGCTCTTTCATTTTCTTATCACCGGCAGCAATTAAATCATCAAGAACACCTCTTTGTCCTCTGTTTAATCCAACTGCATTTTTAAGATATGCTTCAAGCAAGCTTGGATCGTTAGAAGCCGCAGCCTCAAGAAGCTTTTTATCGGCTCCAGCCAATGCACCAAGTTTAGCAACATCCCTGTTATATCCGGTGATAATTCTTGATACGGCTCTTTTGTATTGGTCAAACTTTGCGATATCTGTTGGAATATTTCCACCAGCTTCTTCAATAAGATTTTTGGCGTCTTTTGCAGCAGATATAACTTCCGTAAGACCTGAAATTCCTTCTCCAAATTGATCGTAGTATTGTTTGTTTTGTTCAAGCTCAAGCCTTAATTTTCTATCTTCTGCACGATCTTCTTTTGCTTGCCTAAGTTCTCCTTTTCTTAAAGAAATCTCTTCAAGCCTCTGCTCTCTTGCAGCCTTTTGTTCTTCTAGTTGAGCAACATCTTTAGCTCTCATGCGAGCAACTTCAGCGGCTCCGCCACGTGCTTTAAGCACTGCTTCTTGCAATGCTTGTACAGTTTTTGCCTGATCTGTTGGTCGTTGATAAGCTTGAAGCAAGTTGCTAGGTCTTTGCGACCAGCTTTCAGCTAAAGAAATTAATGGACTAAGATCCATTTGTTGGGGGCGAGATCTAGCTGCTGCTAATTGCTCCTCTGCGTTCTTAATTGCTTCTGCTTGAAGCCTTTGCTGTTGGTCATATGCGCTAAGAAGGCTTAAGCTTTCTTCGTCCATACCCTGCTTTGGCGCACTCATTGCCTGCTCATTTAAATTTGCTTGAGTTGGCTGATTTGCCTGCTGTGGCGCTGCTTGAGACTGAGCCATCAATGGTGCCTGCTGTGGTGCTGCCTGCATTCCAGCAATTGCATTCATATCTAGTGGCATCATTTCATCAAAGCCAGCTGGTTTTCTACCCATTAATAGATATGGATTTTGAAGCATTTTAAACCTCTTAAATTACATCGCTGTAAATGGATATCTCGAAGCATAACTTTTTTGAGCAGGATACATCATCGATTGGTTTTGCATTTCTTGTTGAGCTAAAAACTGCTGTGGATTCATTTGTGCGGTTTGACCAGCGCCACCAGCTAAGCTTACTTCAGAAGCATCTTTAGCTTTTGCTGCGTCAATTTTTTGTTGGCTTTGAGAAAGCATGGCCCCAGTTAATCCGCCTTGAATAGCAGAGCCAAATGGATCGGCCTCTTGAATTTGATTTGGCGCCATTCCTGTCCATGGCGACCACCTAGCAGTTACGGCTGCTTGTTGTCTTTGTCTTTCTTCTCGCGGCCTATCTACAAGCTCACTTTTAAGAAGACCAGCTCCAGCTAAAAGGCCAATAGTCATCGGGTCCATTTTATTCTCCTTCTTTCTTTCCCATGTCCATCCATGGGCTTTTCTTCTTTTCTGGAAGATCTTTTTCGTTCTTTGTTTCTTTTTCCCAACGAGCAGCAATCTTTGGATGCTGAGAATACATAAACTTCATTTGTGCTTTAGATTGAAATGGCATTATTGTTCTCCCCAAAACATTTCTAAAAATATTTCATTTCCAAACACTCTGATGCCAATTGCCCTAAAACCAAACTTCATAAGCATGTGCAAATAATTTACATTATCGTTCTTAACTAATGTAGATATTCTTTTGTATTTTTGCTTGGAATCATTGAAAACTGCTTCAAAGGCTCTAACTGCTGGTATTCCTTTATTACCATCAAAGCATCCACCATATTGCCAATACAAACTTTCACGGTCGATTTCACGGCATGTAGTAAAACCAATAGGTCGATCATTGTTATGCACAAGCATTGCATAACTGATTCTATCAAGCTGTGGATCTCTAGTTTCACCAAATACCGCCCTGTGTGCATATTTGCTATAATTTGCCCATTTTTCTGGAGTGCATTTTATAACCTCAAAATTCATTATTTCTTACCGCCGCTTCCGATTCCTTCAGATGTTCTTTCTGCAGCATAACCCTTCATTTTTTCTCCATATTGTTGGAGCTTCCTGTTTTCTTGGGCAGCGAGATCAGCGATTCTTGCTTGAAGGTTTAGTTTATCTACATCAGAAGCTTGACCAAGGTTAAACTGAGCAAGTCTTGAAGAAAGATCTGCTCCTTGCATGCCAAGCTGACCGCGCTCTACAGCACCAGTCTGACGCTGCTGTTGCATCATGTTAGCAACATTTTCAGCTCCACCCATAGCAAGTCTTTCAGCAGCTCCACCGCGAAGACCTCCACGCATAGCAAGCTGCGATCTAGCGCCAGCCAATGCTCCGGCCTGCTGACGAGAAGCTTGATCCATAAGTCGAGCTTGTTCTGCGCCTTGTTTTTCCAAGGCCATGCGATACCATGGAGATTGCTCCATTTGCTTTTGAATGTCTTCGCCTGAAATTGACCTAGCGGTAAGTTGACCTTTATCAGCCAAAGTCTCGATACCACGATAAGCCTCAAGCTGTGGAGTTGCGGCCTCTTCAGCAAGACGTTTTGTTTCTGCGTTATATAAAGCCTCTTGACGAAGCTGCTCAGGACTTTTTTGTTGAGCATCAAGTTTTTGCATTCTTGCTTGGTAAGTCGGGTAATCTTCTCCAGGCCTTCTAGTTCTTTCATTGGTTGCCATTAGATATTACCTCCGGTCATTTCAGAATATAGCCTATAATCAGGCTCAATAGTGTTTTCATTATCTGGATACATTTCAGCCAATGCCTTTAAAGTATCTGCTTTTTGCTGCTCAAGATCTTGAATAGCTTTAGGAAGATTTGGATGAAGTTCTTTTTCAAGACATTTCATCTTAATGTAGCTCATAACGTAGTTAACCGCCTCTGGTATGTCACAGATTGACGCATCATCTACGAGCTCGTTTGCATTGCGAATGTACCAGATCTGAAGAAATGATCCGGCCTCTGTCGGTGTTGGTGTAATTAATACTTTTGGCTCACCAGGAACAGAGTTTAAAATAAAGTATCCATATTGCTGAGTGCCGCTAGGAGAGGCCTTGTCTGTTTCATAAATGCCAAACTTATTCCAATTACGAAGACGACTAAGCTTCCATACTTGCGTTCCTGATCTGTAGATGATCTGGCGGATCTTTAAGCCGTAGATGTCTGCAGGGATGTCATATTCCTCTTCGCCAGGAACAAGAGTTAAGACACTTCTTGTTACAAAGTAGTCCTCACATAGAGTAAGGATTTGACGCTCCACTTCATCGATAGCTTCATTGGCATAACCGAGAAGCTCTGTCTCTGTGATGAATGTCTCGCCTTCTAGGTCGAGATCACGAAGCACCTTTGACTTAATTTCGTTCCACGTCCAAAATTTCATCAGGTACATCTCCCAACAAGACAGCGAATAGTGGTTGCTCCAGCGGCTGTTATATCAAGCTCATTAGAATCAAACTTAGAATAATTAAGCGTAACTGCTACATTATTATAGTTGTGCATAATTATAACATCTAACGGCACAAATCCTAAGCCATGTCTGTATCTAAAATTGCTTACTGCGCTAGGTATTTCAATAGAAAAAAACTTAAAATTACCCCTGTCCAATGGATTGGCATTGCCATAGTCCATAAGCCTTTTAAAGTTCTCTTGGACATACGGATCTTCAATCTCTTTTCTAAGAAGAACGGGGAACGTCATGAATTGACCTCCCCGCTCTCAGCAGTTCTAAAGGCATTTTGAGAAGGACCAGAAATGTCATAAATAATGGAGAAATTAAGCAGATTTAGAGCCTCTCCTTGAGGTTTGCCGCGCATAACCCACTTTTGACCTAATCCGCTAACTGATTGATTTAATGGATCATTGAATACAAGAGAGTCATTGGTTCTTGTAATGATCTCATATTCTTTGGTGTATCCATCTTCCTCGAAAGCAATGAAATAGCCTACAGCCTTATCTGGCCAGTCATAGCTAGTGATATTGGTAAGGATAGCCGTCTTAGAGATGTTGTCGACTGTAACCGTCCCGATAGTATCACTTGATAGCAGGGCAACCTTAGCATTTGTGAATTTAAGGCTTTTATAGTTACAGCGAAGGCTCTTGGCTGGCATAAGACGCTTCTCGTGGATAAGACCCTGCTTATTCCATTCAAGGCTTACGTCGCCCCAATAAACGTCCGGTTCGCCCCAGAGGATGTTGCCTTTGTATCTAATAGGCAGCAGGTTCGCCACTACGCGATTGTCGTCGTTATTGCTAACAATCTGCAGGGCCACGTTAGTATTGCTCTCACAAGTGATATTAGCCTGCGTAACGTACTTTCTAGTGGCAGACGTACCAAAGTTATAAGAAGCCGTCTCAAGCGTGTAGATAATGGTTTCATTGATCCAATTGGCTACAGAAATGTCTGGGTTTATTTTTGGATCGACATATATGCCGTCCCTGTGAACAAGGACATAACCATACTTATCGCAGCGAATCATGTCGCCATTGATAAACTCGATAGCGCAGGGAACAAAGGACGCGCCAGAGACAGTTGTGAATGTGGCGTTTTCTCTGATGCCCCAATTAAGATCTAGTACATAACATTTGCTCAAATCATTGGTATTACTATCAGGTATAGTCCACCAGACACGATTCTTTTTAGAATCATACTTACCTTGTATCTTTTTATTGTTATTATCATTTGCAACAAAAGTTTTATAAGTCTGGTCATAGTCTTGGTTTAATTTTAATACTTTAAAACCATCTGTATAATAAACAGCATCTTTTCCAAGCCATAGCACACCGTCTAATGCTTGTACAGTGCACTGACTATTAAGACATCCTGCCGTATCGCTTATGCGCTCTACTGTCATGCCGCCACGACCGAGCTCATCAAAGAAGCCGTCGACGCGGTAAGAGTTGTTTTTGCAAAGTATGATGACGTTATTTTTAGTAGAAGACACAGCAACGATGTCGTCATCTACGTCGACATAAAAGCTTTCAGGGCAGCTATCTGGATCGCCTTGAATAGATTGTCTAAGTCTAAAATAGTCGTCTCCGCAATTTCCGTAATAGGCAATGTCATTTCTGATGTGAATGCTTTTACATCTTGGCGGAGGATCGTTTGCTACAACGCCACCGTTTGTATAAAGCTCTTCATTTGTTTCTAAAGAATCATTATTCCAAGCAACATACCATCCACCATTTGGCGATGATCCAGGGCCTACACTTGTATCTACAACCCACAAATAATAGTTAGACAGCTGTGAATCAAAGTATAAAAACCCAACTGTCCCAGAGGCTGGAAACGCGGCTTTATTTGCATAAGATTTTATTGGAAGAATTGAATCTGGAACGTCATCAATAAAAGACGTTGTTCCATTATTAATTGTTCCTGCAAAGTAATAACTTGTTCCGTTATTTAATGTTCTATATATGTCTATTTTTAAATTAATAGAAACATCCCAGTTAGTATCTGATGTGTTTGCTATTGTCTTAATATTTGACAAAGTAACTATGTTTCTAATTCTTTTAAAAGCACCTTCATAACTAATAGAGTTGTATGCGCTTGTGCCAGAATTCCACACAAAATACTCTTCTATGTCATTTGCATAATATGTTTTTGCAGGATCTCCAGGCACTGGGAAAGCAAGCTGGTTTGAATATCCTTTTACTGTTGAATTAATTATTCCAATCTCATTAGCATTTTCTACTGCTATTGGAAGACTAGGAGATCCAACATCAAGAAATTCAGTAGATCCAGTTGATCCAGCATTATAACTTCTTCTAAAGACTAGCTTGTAAAAGTAATTTTTTGCTCCGGCAGTGTACGTCTTAATTACTTTTTCAGAGTCTAAATCTTGAAAATCGTCGTCATATTTAGGAAGTCCAGCCTGCACAAGATATGGAATGTTATCGCTGCTTGTAACCTTCATCAAATAACCAGACGACGTAGAGTTTGCTATGAACGTGTGGTAGTTCCAATTTGCATAGGTAAACGTGTCATTGCCTGTCGCGCCAGGGAATGCAACATGCAGATCTGGTGATGGGCCTTTTATTTCAACCCATTTATCACCAATAGCAGATGAATTGTAATAATAAAGCTTATCTGCACTTTGAGCGTACAGCTTTCCTTGATAATAAAAACATGTGTTGATCCTAGAGTTTGTTCCTACTCGTGGATGCTGAGAATCGTATAATACAGAGCCAGGCCTAGTAAAAACTTTGCCTTGGTCTTGATATTGATTAATTAGAAGATTATCACACTGCTTAACCTTGTTTGGTGGAGCAGACAGGTAATAATCGGTAATACCACCAGAGAAATCTTCTACTTCGACTTTCTGTGCCATAATTAAACCAAGAAGTAAGCGGTTGCACTTAGGCTGCTGTCATTTGAATATACTTTGTATTTTGTCGAAGCCGTTCCTGGCTTTACATCAAGAAATAGTTGTTCGCCTGCAGAATTCTTTACCATGATAAAGACATTGGCGTAGCTCTTGCCGTTAGGAACAGTCTTCTCTTGGACATATGCTCCATTAACATCTGCAACCCAGTCTGAAGACGATAATGCTTGAGTAACTACTCCGATATTGGTGCTTGGAATAACCGCGCCTACAGATCCGTCATGGACGTGATCGTTAGTTTGAGTAATGTTGTACTCGAGTGCTGGGAACCAAACCGAGCCTTTATCGCCAGTATCTGGCAGTTTTAATTTAAGACCAGTTGTGTACTGAGTAGCCATAACTTCTCCTATAATTGTCCAGCCGCCCAAGCGGCAATTAAAAAGTCCACACCGTCATGTACTTTATCGCTATCACAAGGCTGCCAATCAGCGCCTAAGTCACGTTGCCATAGATACTCTTCGCATCGATCTCGTGCGGTAGGAAGTCTGTCACTTGGGAAGATGCTTTCGTCTAATAAAACATCAATGGCTTGCTGCTGATTGCCATCTTTATATTTTCTGTATAGAGCTACAAATAAAGCATTGCGCGGATTTTCTTCAGCATATCTTCTGATTTCTTCATATTGAATTGGATCAAGCCCATTACCGATCATAGCTTTTAAGATCAAATCAATAGCGTCTAAGTGTTTTTCAAAACCTGCTTTTTTGATAACAGGGTTTTCTGAATTTACAGATACCTCAAAACCAAGCATGCGCTGTAACGTCCAAACCATTGGAGGTGGTAAGAATGTACGGCTAAGAGGCCCGCGCCCCATAGTCCAACCGTTAGCCTTGCCGTAATCGTAAATTTCACGAAGGTTTTGTTTATCGCCTGTTGCATAGAGGTATGGCCAAAGCATGATAAACATATCTTTAGAGATATCAGACTTTGACTGGCCTAAATCATAGCATTGATGAGATTCATTGCGATACCATCGGCCAGCATCACCTTCAGCTTTGTAGATGTCAACATCTTGACACCCGCCAGCTAGTTTACACAGTGCGGTAAAGCCAAGAGAATCGCAGCCACCTTGATGCGCCCAGCCTTTATGAAGTGACTTATAAAGCTCTGCTTTAGATTTAATTTTAGGCTCAACTTTATTAGGAGACTGCGCAGGACGATTTGAACACGCCAAAGCCAGCGTCAAGATGACAATACTGGCTAGGCGTAGTTTCATGATGACCTCTTATGCGATTCTTATTGCAAATCCACCAACAGTTACAATTGGAGCGTTACCATCACCATAAGCTTTAGCGTATAGAGCTTGGGTGGTTCCTGACGGAACTTGCAAATACCCAACCATTTGAGGAACAATTCCACCAGCCGCAGCAGTTTGATAATTTGAAGTAGTGTAATTTGACTGCACAAAACCAGTACCATCATTATTGCTATTTGTTGCAATAACGCTCACGCTGTTGTTCCCACTTCCACCAGGCAAAGAAGCAATACCAAAAATCAAATAAATTCCAGAATTAAGAGTGGCAAGTGCGCTAGTATTTGCCCTATATGATCCGCTTACTGTGGTCACGGCTCTGCTTGTAAAATCAATTTTTTCACCAACATACCCACTAGGAACCGCAGTACCATCACCCGCTGATTGTAATTGTGTTTTAGCTGTCATGTTTTACTCCTTATGCGATTCTTCTAGCGATTATATTTCCATACAATTGAGGAGTACCTCCAGTGTAGGTTGTGCTTAAATTTAAATAATAAGTTGTAGTGGAAGAAATATTAATAATTACATTTCCCCTCATACTTGTTACTTGATTGTTTACTGATCCATTTGTTCCGTATTGAAGTGTTGTAGTATTTACTGTTCCGGCTGAACTTGCCGTTGTAGTTGATAGCGCGCAAACAGAGTTTGTACCTACCCATCCAGTAGCTCCGTTTCCGTCAACCCATCCAATATAAGAAACATCCCAAATGCCTTGAGTTAGTTGTAAACTTGTAACATTTTTGTAGGAACCACTAGATCCTGCGGCAATATTTGTAGATTGCAGTGCTGTATAATTTTCCCCAATCATCCCAGTCGGCACAGTTGTACCAGATGTGTCGCCAATGATGTTGCGGGCAGATACGGGGTAGCCTACTTGGGCTCCTCCAGAAACCTTCCTGACTCTCCATTTTGCTCCTAAACCAGAAAAAGCACCTGACCAGCTTGCTGTATAAGATGTTGCAATTGTAACCCACCGACCAAAATAAACATCTATATCTGTACTATTAATTATTCTAAACCCAACACCCTGAGTATCTGTTGATGTATTTGTCGAAGGTCCAGGCCTTAGTTGACCAATTGCAAATTTATTTCCGTCCGTATGAACGAAAGATTCCATCGGCCTCCAATTAGATCCGTCAAAAATTTCTATTGTAATAATATCAGTTGATAATATTGGAGTGTTAAATCTTACTCTTTTTTTCCTCATGTCACTTAATGAGGTTGTTCCAATAATTCCCGTTGAACCACTAACTCCATAAACAAAAGAAGTGGTATCGTCTGCATCTGTTGCGCTTGAGTTACTTGCATACTCCTCAACCGCTCTTGTCGCTAAAGTAGTTGTGCCGGAACCGGCCCATTCGGCGATAGGTAATGTAATTTTTAAAGTCATTGCAGCACTACTAACAAGGTCAGCAACGGAATATGCTGACGCTGTCGCTCCTTTTATCAATAGTATTTTTTGAGTACTTGTTTGATAAAATGCAATTTGTCCATTAGCGTATCCACCACCACTAGCAAAAGATCCATAACCAGCGGGATTAATCCATGAAATAAGACTGTCAATTTTTGATGAATCTACGGTCAAACCGCTTGGCAATGAAAACAAAACAGTACCAGCATTTCCGGTGGCGGCACCGCCTGATCCGTTAAAAAACCCAATTGATATTTCGACTGAATCTCCTACTCTTCTCCATTTTCCAATAGGGTCTATTTTACCAGTCGAATTCAGTGTAATTGCTCCACCACCTGAACTAGTAAGCGTTGGGGTATAAGATTGCCACGCCTCAACTACCGGCACATTAGTAGGCACATTATTTGTAATCTGCGTTTGAGTAGGTGTAAAAGCTGATGATGACATTGGTTGCTCCTATTAATATGCCCAAGTTGGCTTGGATGCTAATTCTATATCTCCGCTTAAACAAACACCGTTTGCTGTTATTGAGGCAGTAGTTGTTGTTTGAAGCTGATTTGAATTTATTAAAGCATAAGACTTCAATCCAGTAGAGTTTCCGCCATAAATTGCAGAAATGCTTTGCGTATATGCCGAGCTGGTTAGAATACCATTAACGCTTACAGTAATTGTCTGGACAGATGCACTTGTAAAATCGCCCTGCAAATTAAACTTTAATCTCCATCCACCGTCTTGCATTTGATACGGAACAAACATTGCTCTTAAAACTGTGAATCCAGCTTGTGGGCATGTTGTTGTTGGAGCTAATCCGCCATTATAAGACGTACCATGCAAATAAGATTTTAGACCCATTCTAGTTGCATCAGAATTAGAATATGCAGTAGGAGCCGGAAGTCTTCCTGGGTCTACAGTTCCACTCAAGATTGTTCCAGCGTCCACAGTCAGCGGGAAACTTGCACCAATTGCTGGGGCATTCAGAGCGTAATTTATGACGCTTGTGCTTCCAGACGATGCCGGAAGTGTACAACTTAGAAGACCAGATGTACTGATTTGCAGAGAGAATCCAGATGGAGGAGTGTCACCTGTTGTTTGGTAGCTCAGGTTATAGTCAGAGCCTGGTCCGCTCTTAGCAAACTTAGCAGATACATAGAACCGCACAGGTGCTGCGCTTGAGATAAATACCCAGCCGGTCAACTCACCTGCGTCATATCCAGCTAAGTTTTGTACGTTTGTAGTTGCGCCAGATGTTAGTGATACGCTTGCTCTTGCATTGGTTCCACCAACAACTACGCCACGCTTAGGAGCAACGTAAAGGCTTGTGGTGCTTGATGCAATACCTACTGGCACAGAAACTTGACCTACTGTGCTTGGCTCTGTGACAGTTAGAAGACCTGCCGTTGCGGCAGACAGGAAGTAAACCTCTCCAGCTGTAAGGCCAGATAGTCCAGTTACTTCACCTGAAAGTGTTAATTCAAAGTTATTAGCGTCTACAATCTTGCTAACAACACCAACAACTTCTGACGCTGCCGCTGAAGTAGCAATAGCTTTTGTGTATGTTGCACCGTTTAAATAAAGAGTATCTCCAACAACAAAACCATGGCTTGCTTGAAGAACTTTATCAATAGTTCCTCCGCCACCACCACCTGCGATTGCCGCCCATCCCGCAGTTGTGTAACCCTCGAAAGAATCTGATGTAGAATTGTAGCGGATATAACCGTTAACGCCAGGAGATGGCCTATCAGCATCTGTTCCACCAGGAAGCTTTAAAGCTCCTAAAGTAGTTCCCGTAGATGAAACAACTTTATTAACAAGGTTTTGATCTGCTAGATCTAAAACAAAGTCCCCATTTTTATCGGGTATTCTGTGTATCCTGCTGTTTGTCAAGGTTGAAGCTGGTTTAATAGTTGCGCCAAAAGCACCTGACGCATCTCCAAGAGTCAAACCATTGTCAGATGAAACGGATAAATTTTTCAAAGATCGAACAACACCAGTTCCATTTGCGCTCAAAAACAAATCTACGTTTGCAGATACGCTTTGAATTGTTGCAGAGTCAAGTTGGATGCTATCTACAGTAAGCTTTGTGGCTCCCTCAACTTCACCAAGATCATTGATTGTTACCAATGAATTTTGAAGTAGAGCTCCTGTTGTTAAATCAAATCTAGCAACAGCATTATCTGTGGAGGTTGCTGGCCCCGATACTTTTGCATCAATCTCATTTTGAAGAGCTGTTGTAAGATTTGTTTTACCAATTAATGGCAAAGACGAGGCCGAACTAATGATACAGCTCGAATCAAGTGTCTTTGTAGACAGGGTTTGAGATGAGTTCAAGTCTACGGCAGTCTTCCAAGCGGAACCGCTGTACCAGTTGATTCCAGCATCAGTACCGGCTCCAGAATTGAAGTAAATCAATCCAATTGCTGTAGGTGATAATGCTGAAGATGAAACTTGAAGTTGCGCTCTAATCAGCTCGCCATAAATCTGTGCCATTATTAAACTCCTACAAGCCTATAAGTTCCCGCTGGAAGCGGTGATCCAACCGTTATTCTTACATTAGTGGCAGAAGTGCCCTTAATGCTAACATACATAACTTCAAAATCGTTACTATTATCTTTAAGCTGCCAGATTGCTAGCCTTGCATCAATACCAGAAACAGTAACGTCTTTTGTCGTATCGCTGCCATTCCACGAGGTATCATAATATACTCGACTTCCACCGACTTGTTTAATGGAAAGCCCAGTATCAATGTAAACGTTTGCGTCAGTCGTAAGGTAGTATGCACGACCTGGCGTAGAAGACGAAGCAGATGGCAAAGTATCTACATTCTCAAGTCTTAGGCCTTTATGCTGGCCTGCAGAGTAGATATCTTTCCATCTTTTTGAGCTATGGCCAAGATCTGTTCCCGCCCACTCCGTTGTGTACGAGGCATCCGTAAATGGTCTTAAATTACTCTTTGCTTGGATAGATCCTTTTGTAGCATTCGATGTGCTTTCTAGGTCTAGGCTTTCACCAGCAGCAGTTCCGCCAATAAGTTCTTGCCCGCCAGCGCGTCCTGCTAGTAGCGCAAACTGTGTGTGTCCTGCGTCTCCAGTTGTAAGACCGCTAAGTGATCCGTGAGCTATTTCTGTATCAGGAGCAGATGCAAGCCAATTACTTCCATCATAAAACAAGCTGTCGCCTGGCTGTGCTGGCTGAGTTTGAGTAATGTCTCTAAATCTGATGAATCTTAGTGTAGATAAACTTTGAATTGGTATATTAACAAACTCTGTTTTTATAGAACCATAAAAAGATAGATAAATATCTTTAAATTTATAAGAAGATGAACCCAAATCATAAGCAATATCAGTGGATGGAAGAATGCTGCCGCCAGAGACAACGGAAGCACCTGATGTAACTAAATTAATTCCTGTTCCGGAGGAAATATTGTTTGCATCAAAAATAAGATTGTCGACTGTTAGAGATGAGTCAGTGCCGCTTATGGTGACAAACGAATTTGTGACATACAGAGGACTTTGTAATCTTGTTTCGTTTCCAAGATTAATTTTTCCTGTTCCAGTGGCATAAATATTTAAGCTTTTATCTGTTCCAACAGCAGTCAATGTATTTGTGCTGATTTGACATTCGCCAGCGTTCAATATGCTGCATGATAATGAACTTGTAGTCGTAAGATTTAAAGCGTTTAAACTTACAGTTGGTGTCGCACATGCAATATTGCCGTTAGTGAACGTAAAGTCTGCGATCTGTGATCCAGATGGTAAGCTTAAGCCACTTGTAAGGTTAAGCGAGTCAGCGTAAAGATCTCCAGTGGTGCGGATATCGTTATCAAGAAAGTCTACTTCTCCAGTAGTGTCTGTGATAACGCCATTGCCCATAGTCATTGTGCCAGCGGTTACATCTCCGCCAGTTACAAGATCACTTGAGCCAAAATCAATTTCACCAGAGGTATCTGCTATAGATCCGCTGGTGATTGTCATTGTTCCTGATGTGATCTCGTCTGTCCAAACCTTTAGCCAGCGTTCATCTGTTGTGCCGAGCTCTAATGCGCTATCTGTTGTTGGTCTAAAGTCATCTGTTACCTGTACATAACCTGTCTGCGGACCAGCACCGTCGCCAGAGTTGGCAGACAGCGTCATATTGGTGTTAGCAGATGCTCCACCAAATATTCTTTGACCGGCATATAATCCAGTAATTGGTGTGCCTGTCTCATCTGCGTCATCATGTCCAATCTTTTGAACATAAAGACCAAGAGTTTGATCTTGCCATGCAGACAAAATAGACTGGCTAGACCAATCTACATCGTAAATCTTATGCCAGCTAGGGGCAGCTTCACCTTCGCGTTGTTCCCATCGATAACCAGCACTGCGGCCATCACCATCGTCATTTACGACTCGGTAATCAGCAAGAGTGTTTCCTGTCAAAGGAAGATCTGCTGGGGTTGGTACTGCTGCTTTTGCGTTTGGATAAATAACAGCGACTAGATAATCTAGCGCGCCTTGCATGTTTGTGACGTCTGGCAGATTTGGATTTGAATATCCAAAGTCAGACATGTTGTGAACAAAAGGATGCTGGTTCTGATTCCAGATTTGGAATCTATGATGGTTAAAGATCATCCTTGATCTCCTACTATCTTAAAAAAGCTCCCAAGAAGCATCCCAGGTTGCTGTGTCTTCTTTCATGTAAAGCACGCGACTGGACAGCCCGTCGTATGCATATCTTACCACAGAACATGGCGTGCCGTCTGCTGCATCGGCCCGAACAGTGTAAACATATTGCATGCGACCAGATCCATCATATTCGCAATGTTGTTTAACTAGCTCATGTGCTTGGGTTTTTAAATGGCCGGTATCCGCCATAAATCCTCCAGTTAGAAGGGGAGAAGCATGACCGTCCTAGCCATGCCCTCCCCCCGTTTTTTAGCTGTTAGTAAGCGACAGTGTGCATGATTGCGTTATGGCCTGGGGCGTTAACCTCAAGCTGCCCGAAAAGGCACATGTCGACTACGTATTTGAAGCCATCGGTTCCACGGACTTCAAAATATTCCTTACCTTCTGGGGACTTGCGCTTACGGAAGCCACCGCGAGTACGGAATACCATTGACTTAAGATCAAGGTACATAATCACGTCGTCGTCCATCTCTACGATGCCAACGAGTTTCAATGTTCCCTTAACAGAAGTGATCTCAATCTCTGTCCAGCCGTAGATCGAAGCAGATGGCTGCTTAGTAACTGCGAATGGACCTTTTTGAGTCTCAAGAAGCTTCATAACAGAGCCAAGGTGCTTAAACGACATAAGAATCGTGTTAGCATTACCTTTAGCTTTGCGACGAACTTCAGTGTATCCATCGAACAATTTGTCGAGGATGTTGGATGCTGTAACAGCAGATCCATCGATGTTTACAGCTTGCAAAATTGGGTAAGCAAGTTTGCTAACACCGTGAACAGTTGCAGAACCACCGTTTGCAGAGCTCAAAAGAACTTCGCGAATCGATGTGAAAGATCCTGCAAGTGCACCTGGATGATAACATTTTGCTGCAGCAGAAACTGTGTAAGCAGAAACGTCAACAGCCAAACCAGCGCGAGAAGCGGAAACCGTTACAGTTCCAGTTCCAGTTGTTGCTGCGTTAACGTCAATTGCAATGACGTAAACAGTCAATGGTGCGCTGTTTGAGTCATCAAGAACAAGTTTTTGGCCAAGTTGGAAACGGTCGATGTGGTCAACTTCAAATTGACCGCCAGCCGTACCATCAGTAACCAATTGAGCAAAGTGGCTTCCAGCACCCAAAGATGTGGAGACAACTTGCTTGAAGTAATCAACCATTGCATCAACTTCACCTGGAAGAATCTTCAGGAAAGTTGCTTCAGGAATCTTACCTTCAGCGTCCATAAGGTCGCGGTGGTTGAAAACAAGAGAAGCCCAAGCTTCTACATAGCTATCAATCGAACCACGAACATATTGGCTTTGAGAGATGTCAGAAACATCTGCCAATTGACCAAACTCAACAGAAGATGCACCAGCGCCTTTGAAAGGAACGATGATCTTCGAGCCTTGCCAGCCATTGTCGATTTCGAGGTTAGAAAGGAACCAGTCACGCTTGACCAATTCTTCCATAATCATTCTGTTCGGTAGATACTCATTGAGCATCGACTGAAACGAGCTATTTACTACAGTTGCCATTTCTCACTCCTTGAGAGATTTTGTTTTTTTAATATTGATCGCTTAGTTCTCGAGCCCGCTTCTTAAGATCGTCCAACGATTTCACTGTTGGCTTTACTGCACTTGTCCCGCGACCTTGAATGTTGGGGATGACTGGCTTTTGTGAAGGTTGCACTACTTGCGACACACCAGCAGTTGTAGCAGAACCTATGGCTGGGTTAACTGCTCTCAAATGTTTGATGGCTTCACTGACGGCTACGTTTGCTGGGATGTCTTGTCCGCGAGCTGCGTATGCCTGACCAATCTGGATACAGTAATCTTTAAAAGCTTCAGGGCTACCCATTCCAGCGTTGTATGCATCAGACACAGCCTTGGCCTCTGGTTGTGAAAGTGCAATATCAAGCTCAAATGTTCGTTGCTGAACTGCAAACTGCTGCTGGCTTTGCTGCAATTGTTGGTTCTGCACCTCGTAATAACGAGCAGCTTCACGGGCTTGCTTGCTGGCTTCCCACTGAGCCTTCTGCTCAGGCGACATCTGCTCGCGTTTTACTAATTCTAAAGCATATCCTAAAATTTTATCTTTGGGAATATTAAGACCTTCAAAAAAGCTATCAAAATCATTCTCAGATACATACTTTCCAAGAATATCTAATGCTTTCTCTGTTTGAGCCATCTTTGCTTTAGTTTGTTCTAATTCTTCTTTAACAGCATGATGTTTTGGCTTAATACTCTCAAGACCATAAGCTTTTTCATAAAGATCTTTTACTTTCTTCTCAATTTCTTGATTTTTAATAAATGGACGCATCCATTCATCAATTTCATGATCTTTATCTAAAACTTTAAACTTGTAATTAGGAGCATATGTCTCAGCAGGCGTTACAACTTTGTCTGTTGTCTTTGGTCCGGCTTTTAATGCTTCTAGTCCAGTCCCAGATGGTGGCGTAGACGACTCTGCGGCAGGCGCTTCTGTGGCTACTGGTGCGGTTTCTGTTGCTGTTGCTGTGGTTTCTGTGACTGTAGACTCTAATTCCATTACATAACTCCTTCAGGGCTTTGCTGGCCCATTTGTTGCCCAGATTGGCCAAGGAGCATACCGGCTACCTCTGCAACCTGTGCTTGGTTCATTTGCTGCATAGCATCTTGCGTCATTCCCTGCTGTTGAAGCTGTTTTAGCAACCAATCTAGGGCCTGATACGGAATCCTTACACGTTTAGGTGCTTTTGTTGGATCTGTATCTGGCACATACATATCGGCAGCAACCATCGCGCCACCAGTAGGGATAAATTCAGACTGAGCAGCCTTGAGTGCAGCAGCTTCGTTAGCTTGCTTCTCTAAATGATACTGCTCGTATTGCATATATAGCTCTTGAACCTCTGGAGCCAACAATCCGAAGTCTCTTTCCTTCTTTCTTTTCGCAACTTGCTTAAGAACATACTGCGAATCATCGCTTGGAGAGATCTGCGGCATCTCGCCACGCTCAATTGCAAGGAAATCGTTCTTAACGTTACGCTCATTGATCGTAAAGTCACCAAACGCCTCTTGCCAGTTAGCAAAAGGAAACTGTGTGATGAGTTTTCCGATGTCATCGCGCTGTAAGTTAGTGCCAACATACTGCATGATGTGATTAAGCACCAAAGTCTTACCTAGCTTTGTCTCAATTGTTTCAAGTTGGTCTTCTACTTTGATTAAATGAGACAACGGAGTGGTTGTTTTAAACTCTGCGATGTTAATTATCTCTGCGCGACCAATGGCAGCGATAAGTTCGTCGCCTTCAAGGTAGAATTTGGCTAGATCTAGGTATTTTTCACAGATCTCAACAAGAAACTCACCAAACTTTTCAGCATAAATGGAGAATTTCTGTGTCTGATTCATGCTGCGAAAAAGCATAGCCATGGGATCTAAATTGGTCTGTTTTTCCTGATCTACGAGGTCAATCATGAGTGCGCGGTTCATCTCCTGCTCATTCATGGCTATGTATTCGTAGAATTGCTCCCCGTTCCTGCCAGGAAGAATGGTTGGCGGCTGGCCTTGGTATGTGATACCTCGCACGCCAGGAAGAAGACTACCTTGGGATACCTTTGTCCCCGATTGATATAGGATTTTATCTTCCGCAATAGTGATACCGTGAAGCGCGACCTGCGACGACGCACGATTTATTTCCGCCTGCCAAGGCCTAGCAACCTTAACAATGCTAGTGGCCCTTGCTTTAGTAGGATGTTCATCAAAACCTTTCCAAGCAATCGGGAAGATCCCAGCAGGTAATGGCCCCTCTTCAAGGATGCCCGCTTTTGTGGTGACGTAAAAGTATCCCTCTGGATACTCTGGAGAAGGCTTAAAGTAGTATTCAAGGAGTAGAGTTTGATCTTTTTCACGTCCGTACCCATTTTTTAATGAGTCAAACACAACAAACTCTTCGGTGGATTCAGTAATGAGCTTTAGCTTATCTTCTTGGCCTTTATAGCGTTCTTTTAAGGCTTTGCTTGATTCAAGCTTCTCAATACCGATCCAGCGAGCGTCTTTCATCTGCATGCATGATGGATCTCTGAATATATTCTGACCGAAAACACGCTCAAACACAAATTCTCCAGAGAATACTGGCTTAGCTGGATCTGCCATTGGCATGCCAGCCTCGTCGACCATAGGATTTCCAAGCTCGTCTGTGACGGACTCGTATCCTTTTAGTTTTCCCTTTGTTGGATCAAAAAAGATCTTTACCGCACATTCACCGATCCCGCAGAAATCACCGCAGAGATCACGAATGAGAGCGTTTAGTTTATATTTGTTTTTTGCGTCTTCCCAGACAGCTTGATTGAGCTCTGCAGACTTTTGATCTTGTAGCTCTGTTTGATTGCGAGGAACAATCGTTACACCAGGAGCTTGATTCATAATTGCGTTTACATAAATCCTGTGAGCTCTATGAAGCCAGTTTTTAGTAATGCGCAGCTGATATGGATCTGTTGTCGTGCCGTTAACACGATTTCTTTGCCAGAGATCATTAAGACGCTTAGAATAATGTTCGCCACTAATAAGCAAGATGTTAGAGCGCATCTCACTTAAAACTTCTTTATCTAATGACTTTGCATCGTCGTGAAGTTTATTGAGCTCATCAATTTTCATGGGCTTCATCAAATGCTCTCCTTTGCTCTACGTTTAATACTTCACGCTCAAAGCCAAATGGATCGTCAATCATTAACTGAGAAAGGCGAACATCGTTCATTAGTTCTTTGTCGATAGCAGTTGGTTTTTTAACATCATATGCATCAACAAAGTTTCCTACCTCTTGGCTTTTTTCTAAGAAAAACTCGACTTCAAAATCTGTTGTTTTGATTTTGCTTACGCCAAGTTTTCGACATTCGTTTATAATACCAAGAAGTTTGTATCTTTTGCTAGTTGCCGTACATTTCGTTCCAGGCTGCGACTTCATCTCTAAAGGCTTGCCACTCGTCTTTCGTCTGGTCTTCATCTAACATCTCCCCGCGACGCTGCTTGATTTGCCATTCCATGAACTTTTCTTTAGTCCATCTAGTATCAGGCACTTCTTCTCTTTCGTCATCATCAATTTTTAAATTTGGAGCAATTTTAACAAAATCCCATGGAATTAACTTTAAAACATATCTTAAAGCGTCAGTTAGATCGTCTTGGAATTTTCTGTTCTTCTCGCCAGCAGGAACAGACATTAACTCTGTGACAAGCTTACGATTATCGTAAACTCCTTCATC